TTATTAGGGAAACTAGAATCATTTAATGCTTCTAATTGTGCTTTAGTTAAACCCATATTATCTATCTTTTATTTTATTAATATACTACTGTTCCAATATCAAAACCATCTGAGAAACCACTACTAAATCCACCTCTCGTTGCAAATCTAGCCGGTGCTTCTATCACACCAATGCCTTGCTCCATCAATGCTCCATTACAACAATCTCTACCGTATCTATTCTCACCTAAACACAAACATCCCCTTCTATTATTCTTAGGAGAGGATAGACCACGTGTTGGGCCAATGAATATGCCACTATTATTCTCTCTATTGACAGAATATCTAAGGTTACCGTTTCTACTATTTGACCATCTAGCCATATTGGTTTTTAGTCTTTAACACCCCTAATCCTAAATGTTGTGGTATTATTTGATTCCTTTAAGTGAGTCCTTGTGTATTAAGGTTTCTAAAAAGTTTTTATCTGCTTTATAAGCTAAGAGTAGTAAACACTTCTCTAATGGTTGATTTATTATTTCATCTATAGCTCTGATATCACCGTTTGCAAGTTCAACAATGCTTGCGTAGGATTTCCACTTTTTTCCAAAGTTTGCTTGATGTTGTGTAGGTACTCCTCCTGCATCACTATCGTAGAGTTCAGGGTATAATTGAGTAAGTCCGTTAACATACGAACAAAAAAAAACAGAGTTCCAAAATGCACATCCATTCCTACGTTTAACCACTTAGTTTCATCTATCTTACCATCATATGCTTTTATACTATACGAATCAAATAGTTTCTTTTCTACTGGTCTGTATAGGATACTCATTATCTTAGCCCAATTACCATCTATAGCCAATGCATCGTATTTAGTTATATCACAGAATGCTCCGTATGTCATATTAGATAAATTAGGTTCTATACCATATTCTATACCATCTATTTGGATAAATCTTTGTAATTCGTATTCTGTATTACCCATAAAGGTTGCTAATGTTGATAGGACTTCATTATAAGATTCCTTTGATAATGATTTGATTTGTTCTAAATTAATACCGCATAAGTGATGTAACATAAATGCTATCCCTGCCTCTTCATCATCTTTATAGTTCTCTAAATCACTTTGTAGGGCTAGATACTTACTTAATGTAATATCTTTCCAACTATCAGGTATGGTAATCTTTATTGTCTGTTTCATTTATGCCTCGTATTTAGTTATTATTTCTTGTTGTAAGAAGAATAGTTTGTATTGTAAATCTTTAACTTTCTTTTCTTCGTTTAATAATTTTGCGTTCATAGCTATTATGTTCGCGTTTAATGTTTCGTTAATTTCTAATAGATGTTGTATTGCTCCTCTCATTTGTAGGATATCATCATCTGACCATTTTAGTTCTTCGTTAGTCTCTTTCATAGTTTGCTGTTTCTGTATCGTTTATATAATCCATTAGTTGTTTATCGTTTAGTATCTCTTGCATTCTATTCTGTATAAAGGGTAACCACTCTTCTCTGCTCTTCATAGCTCTTAATTGATTTGCCACACTTTGCCAAAACGGTTTTCTATTTTGAAAGGTATAGGGCCTCTTTTTTTCTTGTGTTGTTACCATATTGTTCTCTTTATATTTTTGCCTTGCCTTTTCACAGTAATGAATATCCTCTACTCTTTTACATGCTAAACACAAAGCTCGTTTAGGGGCTTTATTACTTTCATTAAACTCTACTCCACACTCGCCACAATGAGTAGAAAATTGTCTACCTTGAAATCCTCTTTTTGCCATAACTAAATTATATTAATTGAATATACACCTTTTTTCTGAGATTTCAAAGAAAGTTTGGACATTGCTACATACCTTACTGCATCTATCAAATGGTCTAATCCTCCTTCGGGTGTATCTGTAACGTATCCGTATTTATCAGTTGCCCATTGATACCCATACATTTCATTAATTAAATTAGTACTCTTTTTCAGTATATTAATCTTATAGTTCTGCATTACCCCAATACCAAATTTGATACTGTCTGGTCCCTTCTTAACAGGCTTAGCGTTGAATCCTGCTCTACATAGTTCTTCTATACTTCTCGGTTCACTACTATCACACCATATTTCTTCTCTTTGTATATCTAATGATTTTAATTTATTGATTAAATCATTCATTACTAATCCTTTTTGATATAGTAATTCTTCTAAATACATACTCTCACCATTCTTATATACCGCTACCAAAGCAAGTTCATCTCCTGCGTATCCCCAGTCTAACCCGAATGCCACATGTTCTGCTTCAAAATCCTCTACGGTTTCAAAATTGAATATTGCTTTATCGTTTGCTGCATACTCTCCTAATGCGTAAATCTTATAGTAGGTTGGGTTTTTATATTGTAATGCTTCAATTGCTTTAACCATATCATCAGGCAAAAAAGGATTATCTTGATACGTTGTAATGAACCTATCACAATCATCCATAGTTCTTAACCAATGCATAGGTGAGATAGTAGGGTTGTAACTTAATATAATCTGACCTTCTGTTCTGATACTCAATTGAAAGTACTGGTCCTCTGTTACTTCGTTTGCTTCATCTATGTATAGTATAGTAGATTTTAATCCTCTTAGTTTCTGCTCATCATCTGTATTAATAAATTGAAATATAGTTCCGTTATATAGTTTGTATACTCTATCTGCTACATTCATACTCTCATCTACCCACAAATCCAAACTAATCATTATATCCTTAAAATCCTTCATTACGGTCTTTTTAAGGCTAGGTATTGTCTTTCTTACTATACTGATATCAATTGGAGATTCTATTCCCTTAGCGATAAGATATTGTAGTATTGCATAGGTTTTACCACTTCTTGTCCCACCCACGTGATGCGACACTCTATGTTTTGCTTCTAATAGATTTTGGAAACTAACTGTTGTCTGTATCTTTAGTTCTTTCGCCATCTTTGGTTTTAATTTCTATAACTACTTTAGATATCTTATGGTTAATCTCACCTTCCAAATCTATTTTAGTTTGTTTAGGTAATACATAATCAATTAACCTACCTGTTATCTTCATTGCTTCGGCAGGGTCTTCCTTCATCATCTTATCTATTACTGTCGGCCATTTCTCCATTTGATTTCCTACCAATGCAGTAATCATATCTTTAATTTGTGCCGTTGTCTTATTAGGTGTACCTTTCTGTCTACCACCTTCTTTCTTTTTGCCTTTTTCAAATGCCATACTATCACCTTCTATTTTAGTGTATATATGTATTTATAACCTAGCTTTTTTATTTTGTAGTTGAACCGCTCTCTAACATTCTCTGTTGGAACTCTTCAAAATCTTTTTGTAATTTCTCTAATTCCTCTTTAGTGAACATAGTTTTGAATACTTCTGATACTTCTTTGATTTGTTCGTTTAGTTTTTCTTCGTTTGTCATTTTTAATTTATTTGAATGGGTTATCTATTACTCCCTGCATATGTTTTCTTATCTTCTTTATTGCTAAGAACGTAGTACTTTTACTTATTCCTATCTTTTGTGCCACTTCATTTAACGTATCCTCCGACATCCAATACATTTCATAAAGACGAGCTTGAGGCCATAGTTTAGTTATTTGTAGTGATTGTAGTTCTTGCTTTACATTATCATATGCCTGCATTACCGCTATATCTCTTTCTTCATCGTATATCTCTAACTGCTTATCCATAATACTGATATCTCCTATATGAACATATCTACCAACTTTCTCTGCTCTATTATACCATCTATGTTTTAAGAACTTCTGACAGTAGATTAAGTTATATGAGTTACCCCACCATAACTTCTCTCTACATTCTTTAGATAAGTAAACATATAAATCAGATACTAACTCTTCTGATTCTATCATTGATTTACAGATATTGTAACTAGCTTTCAATAACCATGTATGTGATTCTCTGTATAGAGTATCTAAACGTTTATTACATTGTTCTTGCATACTGCCACTTACTTCTGTATTAACCATTGTAAGAATCCTTATTCTCGTTAATATAAGTTCTTATTGTATCTACCGCTTTTTTCCATAATCCCGCTGCCGATGAACAGGTACAAGGTTGGTTTTCTGTTGTTTTTGCTATCTTTTGGTAGTTACTCCAAATATAACCAATCTTATCATCTGGTAAATAGTTTCCAATACCCTCTAGCGTTCCCTTTAAGGATATGAATTCATCTTGTGTATATAAGTTGTTATCTGCCA